TCCACTATAAATTTTAAAATATGTAGTCGTAAATCACTGTTACCAAATACTCTTTCTTCAACAAAACTCATAATAATTACAATACAATTATTTTTAATTATTTTTTACATAATAAAATATTCCACCACAACAACATAAAATAGGTAAAACAATCGCCAATATCTTTAAAAATAATATCCAGTCAAATGGAGCTAAACATGATGACTTATATTCCTCTTCCACGTGCGTTTTAAATGGCTCACAAGTATATTCTGGTATAGTAATCACACCTTCCCCTCCACAATCATTCACTTGCCCCAATTCTATTTTACTCATCGTATGCAATACATCACAATTTGCATATTCATTCACACAAATCTTTGGATTTCCTATAATCTCTAGTCCAAAATTTATCATCGTACGACATATACCATTGCGACCAGTAAACGTCTTCAATTCTTTTTTAACCACATCTTTACGATTACTATATTTACTATTACAAGCGTGTCCATATCTATCTCTTAACTTACGATTCGCCCTAATAACCTTCATATGCCAATGATTTGGGTCACTTCGGTCCAACCATTCACGAGTACTATTTGATAACCTATCAACCTCATCTCTCTCAAAAATAGACCGATGAATCACATCATCTTTTAAACGTCTTCTTCTTAATTTATCTATAATTCCTAATGATTGACTACATTGCTGCTGCCCAAAACTTGCTATTGTTTCTACCAAATCAAATGATGGTATATAGGTTCCGATTTTTAATCCTCCTACCACATTTGCAGACGCTTTTGTGCAAGCTTCTGCATTATTTGTCTCACCATATGCTTCTGCTACAATACTTGCATCACCACCAATCCCTACTTCGGCTTGAACACCATTGACCATCAATGTAAACTCACCTTGAACACTTGCCGTCAATTTTGCTGTTGTTTTTCCCGAACTTTTAATATGTTTCAATACTGGCTTAAAACTAATATCCAATAAACGTCGGTGATTTTTATTCAATATACCACTCATCAACAAACGATCACTCGTTCTTCCTTCATTACACTTTCTTTGTTTTAACATTCGTAATCTACTTGGTCCCGTTTTTGGAAGAGTCGGTGGTTCAACATCACTCACACCATCTTGCATATTCAAACAATTATCCTCTGATTTTTCCATATTTAAACCAACTTGAAAACTATCCGCGATTTCAATTTCTTCAAAGTCTACTCTCATTTCCGCACTACCTTGACCATTTAACTCTCCGTGTAAGCGTGCTGTTACCTGACCACTAATTTCTATCATGATCGATACTGCTCCAAATTGAACCGGTTTTTTAAAAAGTGTTACTTTATCTGTTAATGTCCAATCACGGTCCATTATACAACTCATTTCTCCAGTTGTTGTAATAGTCGCTGATAATTTACTTGCATCAAATAAAAATCCAGCACCCACTCCAAAATTAAAAGTCGTTAAATCAAACTTTAAATTTGGTGTTAAGCTAAAGTAAACAGGACCTTTTACACACATTTTTATATCACCTTTTGCCGTACATTCTTTATCCCTACACGAATTTGTTTCAACCTTTCTATGAAACCAATATCCTGATGTATCTTGTGGAACGCACGTATGATTTGGTTTAACAAATTGATTTTCCTTTATAATATAATGACAAGTATCTACGTTTCTCTCAATAACCAATCCTTTGGATAATAAAGTTTTTATTTTTTCTAAAGTATCTTGTAATTCACGCCTTTCATAATGACTTATATTACTGTGAATTTTTTCCAAGAGTTTTCTCGATATTAATTTACCGGGTATATCTTCATGAGTTAACTCTAAATTACTTAATCTTCTACGGCTATTTTTTTTTCTTAGTTTTCCATAACCATTACACGGTTGCTTTGGACAATGTGGACCACCAGTGGGAGTTTCACAGTTTTGTCTAATATCTTCAACTACTGTACTACTGTCTTTTTCCACAAATTCAGCCACAGCAGTACTAGTTTCTTTATTAAAAAAATCACCAAGTCCCTGTGTAGCAGCACCTACACAATCAGCAACGGATGCACACCCTGAAGTTCTATGCTTACATTGATTATTATTACATAATCGTGTAACGCAAAAATTATTATCATTTTTGCAGCTTTTCTCATTTAAACTTTTCTTTTTTTTGCATCTTCCACTTTTGAAAAATGTACCACCATCACAAAATCCTTCATCAGATTCACCAGGAAAAGTATGCTGCATATAACATAGGTCCTGTCCTTTATAACAGGTTTTCATGCAATCCGTGTTTTTCTTACAACTACTGCCTGGTGAAATAAATAAAAATAAAGCAATGAAACTCAAAAAATATGATACGTTCATTTTATAATCATGAAGTTGGTTTTTTAAATGGATTTTAAATATTATTCATAACTTATATCAATGATATTTAAATAGGTTTACTTTACCTGAGTTACTTAACCAAGAACTATAGCATTGATCACTACAAAAGTAAATATAAACATCAAAAATCTTTGCTACATTCATAGGTGGTCCTTGTATTTTATATCTACAAGTTTCACATATCGCAGATAATTTTTTGATTTTATCGTCTTTGTATCTAGGCATTGTACATAAACAATTCATAATATATACAGTCATTATATTCTTAATATGTTTATAGTATATTAATTATTGAAAATCAAACGTTTCCAAGGTCTGCCGGGTCTAGATTTATTTAAATAGTGTGGAGAAGTAGTAATATTTATATCACTAAACGTAAAAAATAGTATAAATGATAGTATAGAAATCAAAAATATCCAACCAAACATATAATATAGATTGTGAAATTTTAATTTAAAAATATATAAATAATATTATTAATTAATGAGCAAAGTCCAGGAAGAAAGTGAAAATGTAATATTAGAAAAAGCAACCGATATATCTTATAAATATTTGCCTGTTTCAGTTTTTGACGTCGAAAAATGCGGTAAATCTACAATCCGGAAAAATCAAAATCACAATAAAACATCATCTAGAAGCTCTTATAGTCCGTTTCCCAAAGATGTTGCTGAATGGTGTGCAAAATACTTTTTAAGAGATGCTACATTTGTATTTGATCCATTTGCTGGATGGGGTGAAAGAGCACAAGCAGTGAAAAACGCTGGTAAGTTATATTTTGGTTATGATATATCTGAAAAAGCTATAGAATATGCTAAAGAAAATTTTAATGTGGTAAATAATCTTGGTGATTCACGTATAGATGAAATACCCACACATAATGGTATGCTTACATGTCCGCCATATTGGAACCTAGAAAAATATGCGGATGAAAAAGGTCTAGATAGAATAAAAAAATGGGATGCATTCTTGGTAGATTATGAAAAGGTCTGGAGAAGAGTGACTGAAAAAGCAGAAACTGGTGCAAAATATTGTATAGTGGTTGGTGATTGGCGTAAAAATCACAAGTATTATGATTTCATTTATCAAACTGAAAAAATTATGGATAAATGCGGGATGAAACCGTTTGATAAGGTAGTATTGTCTGTAAAGAAACAAAGTAAAATTAAAATTATGTTACCTCAAGCAAAAAGATTAGGTTATACTGTAAAAGTTCACCAGGTGCTTTTAGTTTATGAGAAATAAGAAGTAAAAGTAAAATAAAAACATTATTAGAACTATATAAAGAATGAATATGTTATAATATAATTATGAAAATATATTTACTAAGACATGAAGTTAGACCTCTCGAGGATAGCACGCTTTTAACAGAATTGTTCGATATTGGAAAAGAAAGGGCATCGGGAAGTTTGAAAGAATTATTATTGAAAGAGCCAATAAATGAAATCTATGCATCACCTTTTCTTAGGGTTTTACAAACAGTTAATCCATATAGTGAAGCGAGTAATATAAAAATAAAAGGTGAATTCGCAATAACAGAGTTTGTTAATGAACCAATGTTTGAAAAAAAACCGAATTTGGTATTGTCGGACGATTTAAAGTCTCAATTTAATCTTGATAAGAATTATCAATCGATGTGGAATCCTTCATTAGTTAGGCATCCAGAGCCTAGACAAAATTTAATAGAGCGCACAAAATTATTTGCTAGGTACTTGGAAAATCAGTATAAAGAAACTGATAAATCTATTTTGATTGTTAGTCATATGGATCCGATACAAGTATTATTATCATATTTCACCAAACAAGAATATGACAGAACACATTTATATAAAATGGGTCGCGTAGTAAAGATAGATACTTGTATTCCTGATGTATTATGTGAGGGTTATGAATAAGTAAATTATAAAATGTTTTAATTAATATTTTATAATTTAATCAATGATAGTTATTATTATTTAATGATATTGATATCAACTAATAAACTTAGTTGGAGTATGCAAGACCACCCATACCACTCATAACGCGAAGAACGTTGTAGTTAGTGGCATAAACACGTACCTTAGCAACCTTGCTATCACCAATAGCGTTGGTGGAGCAAACTAGTTGAAGAGTTGCGTTGTCGATACGACTGAAGTTACAGGTTCCAGATGGCTGGTGTTCTTCAGGGCGAAGAGCAAATGAGTAAACATTGATACCAGAGTCTGGGTTACGGGTGTGGTGTTGGTATGGCTGAACAACATCGAAGTAGGAACCTTCACGTTCACTGAATCGGTCTTGGCCATTAAGTTGCAACTTAGCAGTAACAACTGGATTTTCACCCCAGCAGTGCATGTGCAAAGCGGTTTCAGCAAGAACGAATGCACCAGCATCACTGACACCAGAGTCACGATCATTGCCACTTTCGCTAACCATAGAGCTAACAACATCAGCATTTGGGTCTTGGAACAAACCAGCATCGTCACCAGAGGTAGCGATAACAGCAGCATCTCCCTTCCTTGCGCCAGCACCAGAGAATGCAGCAAGAGCATTTGGAAGAGCATCCAAAGCATCGGTGTAGTTAAATGGCTGAGCACCCATAGCAGTGTGAAGTGCTTTATCGTGTTCGAAAGAAGCACAGTAGTCAACATTGGCGTCAGGTTGGCATACGAAAACAAGTTCCTTACAAGGGTGGTTGAAGTTCAACTTAATTTTGTTGGAAGAGGAACCAATGGATTCATCACCAGTGAATTGAAGTTGTTCAATCAAATATTCGTGTGGGTTTTGTGCCATACGTCTGCGTTCATCCGTATCAAGGAAAACGTAGTCAACGTATAGAGATGCAGCAACCAAAGAGTGGTTGTATGCAGAGGTGTCCTTGGCGCCCGTGTCCAAACTGCTGGAAACAGCCCACAAGCATTCATCCAAAGGACGCAATTCCAAGTTAATCTTAACTTCGTGGTATTGAAGAGCGATCAAAGGAAGAGCCAATCCTGGGTTGCGGCAGAACCAGAATTGAAGAGGTACGTACAAGGTGGTTTCAGGAAGCGCCTTGCGTGGAGCACAAGTGGCAGCTGGTACATTAGCACTTGAGCAAGCGCTAGCAACATCAGCATAACTTGGGTCAGTTACATAGGTAAGTTGACTGGTGTTACCAATCATCTTGTTGTAACCACGTTCTTGTTCAGAAGTAAGGGTAAGTTGGTTCCAGATGTGCATCCAGTCACCGTATTGACGGTCGATGCGTTGTCCTCCGATTTCTACTTCAACCATAGAGATCATTTGCTCACCTGGGCAGTCCAACCAGCGGGCATATCGGCCGGCAGTAGTTTGGCCAACTTCTGGCAAGGTAACTTGCAAGTAAGTGCGGTATGCAAGATCACCATTACGGGATACAGTGCATTGTACACGGCGACCGAAATCGGCTTGGCCGTTAAAGGTTTGTTCAATAGATTCCATTGCGAAATTGGTGTGACGTCTGTAGGTCACCTTCCAAAAGGTGATTTGTGGGTTACCGGTTAGGTAAACATCTTGAGCGCCATAGGCTACGAGTTGCATTAGTCCTCCTCCCATTGTTATAATATTGCTAAAGAAAAAAAATTTTTATTTAAACCTAAAATAAAAATTAATTAAATCAATTATTGACTATCTGAACGGATTTTAAAGTTTTTCTTTACAAAGTGTGTAAGAAAATCATCAGAAAAAACTTCTTTCTTTCCTTCATGATTCTTAGTAAAAATATACAAACCTTCTTTCTTTTTTACATCCCAACCATCGTCTAAAGCATTATCGATAAAATTCATTTTTAATATAAATTTTGTATCTTCATTTAAAGATTTTTCTGTAGTAATAACATCCATTGTAATATAATTACAAATTAAAAGATACATTTTAACATATATACATCTAGAATGTAATGATAGTGATATAATAATTAGCATAATTTATAATTAAAAAAAAAGTAGGTTATACATTTATATGCCTGCGTTCAAACCAAAGGCAAATAAAAAATTCTTAACTAAAAAAAATAATAATATAACGTTAGACGGAAAACATGCTGAAATAATGAAATCATTTAAAAATAATGATGAAGTGTTAATACCGAAATTAAAAAAAGAAAAAAAAGAACTAAAGTTGATACTTAACGATACAACTATAACCATTCAAAAAAGATTGGAAATTAGAGATAAAATCGACAATATCTCTAAAGAAATAAAAAAATTGAAGAAAAAAAAACAAGAATATTTATTGGATAATTCTAAAAAAGTATTTAATTATTTTGAAAATAGAAAAAATGTATCTGAAGGGGTGATATCCAAGAAAACCATTTTACATTCATTTTTCGATAAAAATACTGTAGTTAAAAAGAAAAATGACCTAAATGATGTACAACAATATCTTATGCACGTAGATGAATCTTTAATTAATATGAATGATTTTATAATAAATCATGATGTATGTAAATATTGTTCGGGTGAATTAATATCAGTTGAACATGAAGGTGTAGTCATTTGCAAAAAATGTTCCAAACAATTTACTACATTAATAGAAAATGAAAAACCCTCATACAAAGAACCACCAAAAGAAGTTTGTTTTTATGCTTATAAACGTATAAATCATTTTAGAGAAATATTGGCACAGTTTCAAGCAAAAGAAACTACGCAAATACCAGACGAAGTACTTGAAAATATCAAAAATCAAATCAAAAAGGAACGTATTACTTTATCGCAAATGACAAATGCAAAGGCAAAAGATATTTTAAAGAAATTGGGATATAACAAATACTATGAGCATATACCATTTATAAAAGATAAATTGGGTATTAAACCACCAATAATGACCCACGAATTAGAAGATACATTATGTAATTTATTTATGGAAATACAAAAGCCATATGCAAAACATTGTCCAGATAATCGTGTCAATTTTTTAAACTATTATTATGTTTTGTTTAAATTATGTGAATTACTTGGAGAATATAAGTTTTTACCTTTTTTCCCTATGTTAAAAGATCCATGGAAAAAAATAGAGCAAGACGAAATTTGGAAAAAAATATGCAAAGAACTAAATTGGGAATTTATTCCAACAATGTGATAAGGGGAATTTATTCCAACAATGTGATAAGGGGAATTTATTCCACAATGTGATAGGGGAATTTATTCCACAATGTGATAATGGAATATTTTAAAAATGTGATAAATAAATACTATTTATAATGTTATTTATTTATTATACTTACATACCCATTCGTGGGAATCCTACCAAATTGGCACCAATACCGAATCCAGCACCAGAACGTGCACTTACAGCCATACTTGGAATATATGTATCCAAAATACTAAATGTTGCAGCAGCAGTTAAAGCAATCAAAGCAATTTCTTCTAAATTCAATGATTTCTTAGGAATAGCAAATGCAGCAATAGCAACCATTAAACCTTCAACTAAGTATTTAATAACTCGTCTTAGCAATTCATTAGGATCGATGACTTCACGTAATTTATCTAACATATTATAAATATAATATAGAAAAAAATAATATATTTAATTAAGATTTATACTTAAAAATACTTACGTTAAAATTACTATAATGAGCACATATCAAAAAAAAGTAGTTAATGGAAAAGAAAATCCAAAATATGTCGATTTACTCGATGAAGATAGACCAATTTCAGGTCAAAAGTTTGTTTGTGTTTCTTTCGTTTCTCCTGAAAATATTTTAAAACAAAAACAACATTTTTTATTTGAACACTTCCTAAAACATTTTGATTTTAAGACCTCAATGGATAAATACAATCAATTCTTAAATTTCATTAGTTACAAATACAATCTAAATCACGATAAATTGAATGCTGATTTAAGAGAATTTGTTGAAGCAGAAAAAAATAATTTACTTGGAAAGCAAACGGTAGAAGATGAATGGAAAAATTTCTTGGATGCAAAAGAAGAATCGCTAACTAATGAATTTAATAGTACATATGATTTTCAAACTAACACACGAGGACTAAAGGTTCGCGGCTCTTATCCAACTCAAGAAGAAGCAGAATTAAGATGTAGAATGTTGAGAGAAGTAGATCCAAATCATAATGTTTATGTAGGTCCGGTTGGTATGTGGATGCCTTGGGAACCTGAAGCATATAAAACTGGTCGCGTAGAGTATTTAGAAGAAGAATTAAATCAATTGATGCATGAAAAGAATCAAAATGAAGCTTTTGCCAAACAAGAATTCGATAAGCGCGTTCAAGAAGCCAAGAAAAATGCAATTGAAGAAAATATTAAATTAGCAAAGGAAACGGGTAATAAACTAACACAAAATATCACAGAAGAAGGTGATTTAGTAGGAGTTGCTAACACAAGTAATACTATTGAAAAATCACTTGGAAACGACGATGAAGAAGTTTCATCTGCGGATATTCGCAAAGAATTATTCGAAGGTGATAATATCATTACTTCGGATATGAAAAAACGAAAAAATAATTAAATATTTAGTTAATATATATATGAAACGTTCGCGTCCACGTTCAAATTCTAATGATTCGATAGAATATATTATAAAAGATGGTGTGGTAAAAGGAATAAATAAAAAAACAAAAGTTGTAGAAATAGAAGCTAAGTTATTACCACCTTCTAGAACACCATCACCCGAAATAGTAGTAGAAGCAGAAATGTTACCAACCTATGAAAAAGGTGAAGTATTAAAAACAGAAGACAATACTACATTTGGAAAAGTTAAAAATGTAAATTCGGATGGTACGTATGATATAAAATTAAATCGTGAAAATATATTATTAAAAAGACTTTCAAGTGATAGCATTGACTATTATAGTGAAAAAGAAAGAAAAAGAAACGCAAAACTAAATCCA